AACTTTCAAAATATGCCACGAGGTTCAACGTTTGCTATACGTAAGGTTGTCGAAAGTAGATTTGATGGTGGCAAAATACTTGAGGGCGATTACTCACAGTTGGAGTTCAGGGTGGCAGGCTTTCTTGCAAAAGATAAACAAGTGTATGATGATGTAGAAAAAGGCACAGATGTACATAGCTATACAGCATCCATCATAGGTTGCTCTAGACAAGAAGCAAAAGCACACACATTCAAACCTTTGTATGGTGGTGTGAGTGGCACACGTAGTCAGCAACAATATTATCAAAGGTTCAAAGAAAAGTATGAGCAAGTTAGTGAGTGGCACAAACAGCTAGAGAAAGAAGCCGTCACTACAAAACTCGTTAAATTGCCGTCTGGTCGAGAATACTCGTTTCCTGACGCTAGATGGACAGAATGGGGTTCAGCTACCAATCGTACTGCTATATGTAATTACCCTGTTCAGGGGTTCGCTACGGCTGATCTATTGCCCATTGCGTTGGTCAGGCTAGATAGACTGATGAGAAAGCAACAAATGAAGTCTGTAATATGCAACACAGTCCATGATTCTATCGTTCTTGACGTGCATCCAAGTGAAGAAGAACAGTGTATCAAGACACTTTCTGAAGCTATGTTGTGTTTGCCAAGTGAGACGAAACGTAGGTATGGCTTAGAATATGACATGCCAGTTGGTATAGAATTAAAAATAGGAAATAATTGGCTTGACTTATCTGAAATAGATCTGTAGGCTCTGATTACGTTAACCTTAAACTAAATAGAAAAGGATAAATTTAATGGACACAAACGTACAAACTATGAATACTGAAATTGATAACATTGTTGGATCTTTCAGTAATGACGACATTGAATCTTTGATGAACTTGACTGGACAGTCTACTGTTTCAAAGTCAAATCAAGGACTCTCAAGACTAAACATAAACTATGATATTGAGACTGAAGATGGTCACACGCTCACTCGTGGTGATTGGAAAATGATGTATGAAGGTGAAATGGTCTACGCCAAGTCAGTCTTAATTAGACCAATATTACGAACCTATGAGTGGAGCGTATTTGATCCTGAGTTAGGTAACTTCAAGTGCAAGTCTGTACAGAAGCCTACCATGTCAGGCGACTTTCCTGATACAGAGGGTGGCAATAAGTGTGGTCGCCTATCTCCACAAGAGGAAGAGAAACTAAGTGATGATGACCCAGTTAAGTTGCAATCACGTACTGCAGTGTGTAATCAAGTGTTGTATTGTGTTATCTCAGGCAATTTTGTCAAAGGTAACAAAGAAGCAGTCAAGATTGAAAGCCATCCAGTCGTTGCTTATTTTAAAAAGTCAGGGTTCGTGCCAATGAAGAATTTTATTGAAAGCCTAACCAAACAAAAAAAGATCATGCAGAAATGTTGGATCAATATGGCAACGGCTAAACAGAAGAAGGGATCGGTTACTTACTGGACACCAGTTCCTACTTTGAAAAGCGAAACTGATATAACAGATCAAGATAAGGAGTTAATGAAAAAGTTTGCTGAAACTGTTAAGGCAGCTAATCAGTCTGTATTAGAACAGAGCAGAGACGCATCTAAACTACAAATTGTAGATGCAGACGATAGCTTGGCAAACGATTTCAATGCTACTCCAGTTTAAAATCCAAGACTATATGGAACGTGCTAGTAGGGGGGAAGTAACTCTTCCCCCTGAAGCCGTTTTGGAGTTTGCAAAATCGTGCAAAGATGCTGTGACTGTACAGCTAAACAAAGAGAAAAGCTACAAGATAAGAATGTCAGGTTTAGGCAGACCAGTCTGTCAACAATTACTAGAGAAACGTGGCATAGAACAAGAAACAAAATACAATCTTTTATTTACATTTTTATTTGGGGATATAGTAGAGTCTATAGCCGTGCTTGTGCTTGAACAAGCAGGCGTTGATATCGTGGCTAAACAGAAAGCAGTTAAGCTTACAATAGATGGAACAGATGTAAGTGGCACGTTAGATTTAATTATACGTGATGAGTTTGGACAAGAGAAAGTTTGGGATGTAAAGTCTGCAAGTGAGTGGGCATTTAAATTTAAATACACTGGCTACGGTGGATATGAGAAGATAAAAGAAGATGATCCGTTTGGATACATCATGCAAGGTCATCTGTATGGAGAAGCAACTGGGTTGCCGTTTGGTGGTTGGATAGTTATAAACAAATCAAGTGGAGAAGTTGCTGTTGTTGAAGCACCTGAGTGGCAGGCAGATGATAGAAAAGAATACTTAGCTGATGCTAGGGAAAGAATTAAGATACTGACTGATGAGTCATTAGAGTTTAAAGTACCGTTCAAAGATGTGTTTGAAACATACAAAGAAGATGGACAAGAAGTAAGAACTGGTAACAAGTTGTTGCCCAAGCCTTGTACTATGTGTAGTTTCAAAGCACACTGTTGGAAAGATGCAGTGTTGCATGATAAGATAACATCAAAGGCTAAACAGCCACCACAAGTGTGGTACTCTAGATTGAAGAAGAAAGCATTGTAATGTCAATTATTTATGTACATCAATTTCACATAGATCTTTTAGGATTAAACGAGGACTTGTACCACGTTTATATAGACTCCCATGTGGAGACTGGGGGTGGGAGAGACGTTGTTTTTTTACGTCAACATGAAAGAGGTATTCCCCTTACTCTTCGTGAAAACTTTTCAGACAATGGAACTCTCACCTCTCTCACTGAACAACGAGATATAGTAAAGGTAGAAAATGAATTTCAAACAATACGTTACGTTAGCGATCAGGGTAAAGTAGTATGCCTTCCGATACTTCACTTGACAAAAGAAATACCTATTTTAGAAAAACAATCCCCCAAACTGGCAGGGTACGTAAAAAAACGGCTACAATCACTAGGGTTGAAAAAGAATATATGAAACGATTACGATTTAGATCACGGTTTGAGTTGCAACTTGCAAAGGGTTTGGCTGATAACAAAGTCAAGTTTGAGTATGAGTCTAAGAAGTTTTTGTATGTGCCGAAACCAAGAACTTACACACCTGATTTCTATCTAGTCGAAAGTGATATTTACATAGAAGCAAAGGGTCATCTAGATAAAGCAGACAGAGTAAAGATGGCTTTGGTAAAACAACAACACAAAGATCTTGATATACGATTTGTTTTTATGAACGCACGAAACAAGATATATAAAGGTAGTCGGACAACCTACGCTGATTGGTGCAATAAGCATGACTTCAGATGGGCAGAGAAGTCAATACCTATGGAGTGGTTTAAAAATGGATGAAGATGAGATAAGAGAATTTGTAAAGAAAATGGATCTAAAGAAAGGTCATTACTACATCATACTTACCGATGTAGGAGATGATAAATTTAAGATGCACGCATACGATACAACTGGCAACAAGTATGAAAACGAAACAGATCACAGTGTTGGATCAGTTATACATGAGGGTCTTGTTGGAATACTTACTGGTAAAAGTGAAGAGGTATTTAACTTTGGTATGTCAGAGCTTGCCTTTAACTATACAAGCAAAAGAATATTTGGTGAGATAGAAGATGAGAACGGTGAAAAAATAAAATACAAAGATAATGTTATTAAAGTTGATTTTGGCAAAAAGTAATGTTAGGACATATAGAGTACATGAGAAAAAGAATGAAAGAAGAGCAGGCAAATATGCAGTCTGATAATATAGAGATGAGTAATATGGTTGACCATCCACCACATTACAATACAGCCAGTATAGAAACTATAGATATAATAGCTTCTGTAACTGGAGATGGATTTGAATTTTATCTACAAGGAAACATTATGAAGTATCTGTGCAGATACCCATACAAAAATGGTGTAGAGGATTTAGAGAAAGCACGATGGTATTTAAATAAACTAATAGAAATAAAAAAAGGGGAATAGAATGTCGTCTAACATGTTACCAACATCCTATCAAGAGTTCATACATAAATCTAGGTATGCTCGTTGGCTTGAAGAAGAAGGAAGAAGAGAAAACTGGGGTGAAACAGTTTCTCGGTATGTAGATTTTATGGAAGAAGCTTTGTTAGAAAAGCACAACTACAAAATGAAAAAAGGCGACAGACAAGCCATAGATGAGTACATAACTAATTTAAGCGTCATGCCATCCATGAGAGCATTGATGACTGCAGGACCTGCACTAAAGCGAGATAACGTCTGTGGTTATAACTGTAGTTATCTGCCAGTAGATAGTCCAAGATCTTTCGATGAAGCTATGTATATTCTTATGTGTGGCACTGGTGTAGGTTTCTCTGTTGAACGAGAGAACGTTGATAAGTTACCTATCATTAGTGAGAACATGCAAGAGTCTGATGTAGTGATTGTTGTGGATGATAGTAAAGCAGGGTGGGCAAAAGCATTTCGTGAGCTTGTGGCTTTACTCTATTCAGGAATGATACCGTCTTGGGATGTATCTAAGATACGCCCTGCAGGTGCAAAGCTGAAGATTATGGGTGGGAGAGCATCAGGACCTGATCCTCTTGTTAACTTATTTAAGTTCACTATTGATAAATTCAAGGCCGCAAAGGGAAGAAAGTTATTCCCAGTAGAATGTCATGATATCATGTGTAAGGTTGGAGAGGTTGTTGTTGTGGGTGGAGTAAGAAGATCTGCACTGATCAGTCTATCTAACTTGAACGATGACCAAATGGCTCACGCAAAAGCAGGAGAGTGGTGGAACGCAAACGGTCAAAGAGCGTTGGCAAACAACTCTGTGGCTTACAAAGGCAAGCCTGCTATGGAAACTTACATGAGAGAGTGGTTAGCTTTGTATGAGTCAAAGTCAGGCGAACGTGGTATGTTTAACCGTAAGGCTGCAGATGAACAAGTTGCAAAGAATGGTAGACGACAGACTGGTCACATGTGGGGTACTAATCCATGTAGTGAGATTATCCTTAGACCATATCAGTTTTGTAATCTGTCAGAGGTTGTAGTTCGTGAGGGCGATGACTTATTGAGTTTACGATCAAAGGTAAGAGTTGCAACAATCTTGGGTACATTTCAATCTACTCTTACAGATCTAAAATATTTACGTAGAGTTTGGAAAACAAACACAGAAGAAGAAAGGTTGCTTGGTGTATCATTAACTGGTATCATGGATCACAACGTCTTGTCAAGAATGACGGACTCAAAGATTTGGTTACAAGAAATGAAACAAGTTGCAATCGATACAAACAGAGAGTATGCAGATGCTATTGGCATACCAAGAAGCACAGCTATCACATGCGTTAAGCCAAGTGGTACAGTATC